GTAAAATAGACTCATAATGTCTAATACATCAAACCTATATGCCGAAAAAGTCTTTGCTGAGCATCCGACTGGCCTATGGGCATTGGATGACAAAGCAGACTATGTTTCTTTAATTGAGGAATATCAAAGAAATTTGATAAATTGGGAAATAGAGGGCGGTACATATGAGGCCTATCCTGAATCAATAGATGAACCATTTATAAATAGTTATGTAGGAAAAATAACTGCTACACCAACAAGCGATGAGTTTGCATCTGTAACTGTAGTAAGTGATGACATTGTTAATATTCAGACGCTTAATAAGTTTTTAAAGACTTTTTCTATAGGAGGTTATTTCTATTCTGAAAGCAAATATCTTGCTGGTATTGAAATTGGATACCAATATCAAGACACCACAAGTGGACTTAATATAACTCATTTAAAAAATTATGACACAGTTATAAACAGCCTATGGACCTTTGTTTCAGGAACATTTGATACCCCTCCAGATAGTACAAATATAAGATTAGTTTTTAAGATTAACTTTCTCGGTGGGTCAGAAATAGAAGACGTGTTTTTGGTAAACGGAATAAGTTTTGGTCAGTGGTCAGAAGAGTTTGCATCTACATCTCTTGGCATTGAGCCTATAGATATACCATCTACAATAGCAATAGCACCACAAAAAGGTGTTGTGGCTAAGTGCTACGGTCTACAAGAATTAAATGCCTACTATTTAGTTTCAGACTATATGCTAAAAGCAAAAAATTCAGGTATTCCGATGGTTTACGGAACTTCGGGACTAACTACATTATATCCAAATGGAGAAAATCCTTCATTAATAATTCCTGGGGTTGGGCTTTTAAACGAGGCTGGAAAGTTTAAGCAATACACATTAGAGACTTGGCTTAGAATAAATTCTTATAGTAACGACAGGAAAAGAATTATCGGCCCTATTGCATCAAACGATGGAATCTATGTAGATGGTCCATCTATTGGATTAAAAATAGGAGATCAGTATAAGACTTATTACGTTGGTGAATGGACAAGGCCAATGCTAGTTCATCTAAGAGTTGGAAAAAATGTATCCTCTTTACTAATTAATGGACAAGAGGTTATTTCTATAAATTATTTGAATGAAGATCTTCCTGTGCCTTCAATGTTTGACGGAGAAAAAGATCAAGACTGGATAGGGTTTTATGCACATGAAGATATCTATCCTATAGAAATTGACTGTGTTGGTATTTATCCATACGTTGTATCGGCACCAGTTGCAAAAAGAAGATTTGTTTTTGGACAAGGTGTTGATATTCCAGAAAACATAAACACATCTTATAGCGGTACTTCTGTTTTTATTGACTATTCGTTTGCAGACTACACATCAAACTATTCCTATCCAAAAATTGGTTCTTGGAATCAGGGGTTTTCAGACAACACATCTCTTATTAACAGATCTCTTTCTGTTTCTTCTAATCCGCTACCAGAAATAATTTTATCATCAAAAACAGAAAAAGAACTCTTCTTAGATTGTAAAGCAATTCAGCCACCAGAAGGAAGAAATTTCTTTTCGTTTAGGCCAAACTCATCTTGGAACTTGGTGTCTGGGTGTCTTTTCTTTAAGAATTTTGATTTTATGCAGACCCCAATTTCAGCCATATACGGATCGTTTGGTTTGCCAGAAACTTCAAGTTCTGTTCAAACACTTTTTAGAATAGAAAAAGAAAACACAAATAATTATTTTTTAATAGAACTTTTAAATAATCAAATATCATATAAAATAAATTATAACGGAGTTACTCAAACAATATATTCCCCGCTTCCTGGAGAGGCTGGAGAATTAGTTGATGTTGGAATCAATATCCCAGCATTTGTTTCAAGATTTGGAAATTCGGCATCAGACTTTTTTGGATCTTTATCAGATCTAAGAATGTACGTTGGTGGAAACAAAGATGGAGGGTCAACCTTTACAGGAAAAATATATTCTATAGGATTGTGCACACCCTACAATTTTCAAAAAAGAAGGGGCTTGTTTAATGAGATAGGAGTGCCAATATGGAATGAAGACCTTTTTTCTATTTATCAAAACAATCAATTGATAGACGTAGACGGAGGACTAGATACTACCTCAATTCAGTCAGTACTTGGAACACAAACTGTAAACGGTGCAATTTCTGGTGGAGGAGTTGTCATACTTGAAGAAGATCTTCTTGCTGACTATGTTGCAAGTTATACTCTTTTACCAGAAACAATCTTTGAAACATACAAACTTGTAGTGTCAGCAAATGCATACTGGGAAGACCAACTGCCACTAACTTATTTTGCCGAGTCTGTTCTTGATAGAAGAGGAGACCAATATTTTGATCTTGATTTTATTCAGTTTAATATAGACTACCCGATACCATCAAAGACTATAGCAATAGAAACAGAACCAGTTAGTTGGACATATGCAGATTTGGCAAGCGAGTATGGAGTTCCAGTTCAAAGAACATATACATCCCTAGACAACTACTTATTTACTGGATACAACGATTATGAAGACCTAAAAAATAAAATAGCAAAAGACTATCGATATGATACTGACGGAGCAATTGTTAAATCATATGTAACTTTTCAATATACAAAGTTAGGTGCAAACCAAACCTATCTTTATTTTACAAAAACAGAAAGACCATCTAGAAACGGAGTGCTTATCCCAGGACCAGACTGGATGACAACCAAATACGAAGTTGTTGACAACATGATTATATATCCTCCAACAGGTGTAGATTTTAATGACTTGTCAATTGTTACACATATAGACATTAATGTAAAAAATTCAGAAACAAACAATGTATCAATTAAAAAACTTTCTTATGCGTCACAGGCACTTAATGAATCTGATGCCAGCCCTATCGGAACAAGATTTGGTACATCTATTTATCCATATACAAAGACAGGAATTTATTATAACTTTAAAAAGAATAATCCTTTTTCAATATACACTGGATCATCTCCATATCTATATTTAACAAAAACAAGCGGAATTCAATTAAAAGGTAGATACGATCCTCTTGTCAATAGAGGACTTGCAATTCCTGTAAATGAAAGCAGGGATAGTGGCTTTAAAGTAATTGCAGCACAAATGGCAGTAAGATTTGACGGAGACTACTTCCCGTATGCTCCAACACAAATATTTGAAATACAAAGTAAAGACTCGTACATAAAATTCTACATGGTTGCAAATGACCCAACAGGCAGAAGAGCAAAAATTTATGCAATAGATGCAAAGACAGGTCTTGTTCAGAATGGAATTAGTTTTTACTGGAATGGAAAACTTGTTAAAGAACCAGTATTGACTCTTCAAGAGTGGGGTTTCCTTGGGATTAACTTTGCGGATAGTCTTAACTTTTCATTTTTTGAAGGGGCACTAAGATTAACTGGACCATTATTATTTAACAGCATTTCATACTACCAGTCTACAAACCTTCAAGAAGTTCAGAATGTATCAGAAAGACCATGGTTCAGAGTAAAAGTTTTAGGATCATATGGACTTGATTGGGAGTTTTGGAATACTGGGCCATTTAACTGGAATAAGGTTCTTATCCTATCAGAAACCAGTTATTATGGTGTAAATGCTTCAGATGTTTATAAGAGTTATACTGGGACAAACAAAATTATTGTAGATGATGAACGACCAGTCGTTCTTGGGGAATACTCTTATACAGTGTTTAAGGATATAAACTGGCTGCAGTTTGTGCAAGATCCAGTGTAATATGGTATACTTGTAGTTATGGATTCGCTAATAGACCCAAAAACTGGTCAACCAATTGTAAAAAATGTTAGAAGACAGGTTATTGAGAAAAACTATGACTGGGGTCTTTACGTATATAAAAAAGCAAATGGCAAATGGTTTACAGATGGCAATGGATCAGTTCTTAATATTCCTTCAGACAAGAATGACATTTCTAGAATTGCAGAACTAAAAAAGACTGCAATGTATTATGGAGACCCAGGAGATGGTACATGCGTATTTGTTCCAGGATTAACCAGAGTGTCAGAAGAAGAATACTCAGAGCAAGTTGATAGACTAAACGCTGGACTTATCCCCTCTCTAAACGACCTTGGTGCAGTTCAGGCAGCAAAAGATACTATTGCTAAATATGGAGACGAGGACTAATTATGGAATATAATGAGTACGAAATCGGTGCAAGAATTGATGATGTAATAAAGAAAGATGACACCTTTTCAAAGTCTGATCCATTTAACGGTAACTGGGAAACATTAAAATCTCTTGACGGACTAGAAGCAAACTTTAAAAGACGCATTAGTAGATCTGCAACCAAGATGGTTGAGCCAACTGTTCAATACACAACTGCAGCACTTGCTGGAAAAAGCGGTATTGATGGAGCACAGTCAAAAGAAATAAACCCAGGTCTAGTATATGTAAACGGCTACGGAATGTTTGATGTTATTACACCACCATGGAACCTATACGAATTAGCAAACTACTATGACACTTCATTTGCAAACCATGCAGCAATTGATGCTAAGGTAGAGAACATCGTTGGACTTGGTTATGAGTTTCATGTATCTCCAAGAACAATGATGAGACTTGAGTCGTCAGAAGATAACAGTGCAACACAGAAGGCAAGAAAGAGAATTGAAAGAACAAAGATTGAAGCAAGAGACTGGCTAGAGTCACTTAATGACGATGACTCATTTACAGCCACAATGGAAAAGGTTTACACAGACCTACAGTCAACTGGAAATGGTTACCTAGAAATTGGTAGGACTACTCGTGGAGAAATTGGATACGTTGGACATATACCAGCGACAACGATGAGAGTACGAAGAATCAAAGACGGATACGTTCAGATCATTGGAAATAAAATTGTCTACTTCCGTAACTTTGGTGCAAAGAATCAAAACCCACTAACAACAGATGCAAGACCCAACGAAATTATTCACTTTAAGCAATACTCACCTCTCAATACATTTTACGGAGTGCCAGACATTATGTCGGCTATTAACTCACTACACGGAGACTCACTTGCTTCACAATATAATATTGATTACTTTGCAAACAAAGCAGTACCACGTTATGTTGTAACGTTGAAGGGTGCGAAACTTTCTGGAGATGCAGAAGACAAGATGTTTAGATTCTTGCAAACAAGTCTCAGGGGGCAATCGCATAGAACGCTATATATTCCACTTCCAGGTGATAGCGAAAACAACAAAGTTGAATTTAAGATGGAGCCCATCGAAGACGGTATACAGGACGGCTCATTTAAAGAGTATCGTAAACAAAACCGTGATGATATCCTTGTAGCACATCAAGTACCACTATCTAAACTTGGAGGTGGCGATTCTGGATCTATTGCAGCAGCACTTGCACAGGATCGCACCTTTAAGGAGCAGGTTGCAAGACCAGCCCAAAGACAACTTGAAAAAATGATCAATAAGATTATTCGTGAGAAGACAGACATAATTGAGTTTGCCTTTAATGAACTAACACTTACAGATGAGATTGCTCAGTCTCAAATTCTTGAGCGTTATGTTAAGAATCAGATTATGACTCCTAACGAAGCAAGAGTTGTTCTGGACATGCCACAGCGTGAGGGTGGAGATGAAGTTCTTGAACTGAAACCTGCAGCAGCAGCAGAGGCAAATACAACAAGAGCAAGAGATTCTGAGAGAACGAATAACAACTCCGACAGCAGTTCAACAGTTGCTGGAAGAGCCCCAAAGGGAGAGGGAAGAAAAACCCCTTAATGTCCAATATGTCCACATTGTGATATATGTATAAAAGAGGGTTTATAATATAATGGTGAGCAATATATCCAAGGCCCATTGGAACTCAGATGGGGAAAATTTACGTCTTTCCATGCCACTTACTAAGGTGGACAAGGAGCGTAGAATCGTTTCTGGATTTGCGTCTTTAGACAATGTTGATAAGCAAGATGACATCGTAACAGCAGAAGCATCAATGGATGCATTTGCAAAATTCCGAGGGAACATCAGAGAAATGCATCAGCCACTAGCAGTAGGCAAGATGGTTTCATTCAAAGCAGATAAGTATTTTGATCCAGACTCAAAGAAGTTTTATAACGGAGTGTTTGTATCAGCATATGTTTCAAAGGGTGCACAAGATACTTGGGAAAAAGTTCTAGATGGAACACTAACTGGTTTTTCTATTGGTGGACGTATGAACAAGTGGGATGAAGGGTTTGACGAGAAGTCAGACAAAGCAATTAGAATTATTAAGCAATATGATTTGATTGAGTTGAGTCTTGTAGATTCCCCAGCAAATCAGTTTGCAAACATTGTGTCTGTTGAGAAAGTTGATGGAGTAGATGTCATTAAGGGCGATGAAACAGTTTTAGAAAATGTTTTTTATGATAAGGAATCAGGACTAGTTATGGTTTCAGAAAATGAATCAGAGTTAAGTCCAACTACTGGTGAGCAAATGGAAAATATAGGTTTCGTTGAAAAAACGGATAATGAAAAAACAGACATGATAAAATTCTTAGTTGATAGTGCTAAAGGCATTAATACTTCTAAGATTAACAAGGAGGTACAACCTATGACAAAATCAAAAACACAAGTTGAAAAAACAGACGTAGTTGAAGATGTTGTGGTCGCTCCAGAGGCAGATGCATCAGTTGCAGAAGTTACTGAAGAAGTTGCTAAGGCAGAAGAGGTTGAGGCAACAGAAGTTGCTAAGACTGATGAAGTCGTAGCAGAAGAAATTGCTAAAGCAGAAGATGCTGAAGCAGTCGAAGCAGTAGTAGAAGCAGTTGTAGAGGTATCTAAGTCAGAAGAAGTAATTGCTGAGGCAGTTACCGAAATGAAAAATACTCTAGAATCAGCCTTTAGCGATCTAGTGTCAACAGTAAAGTCTTTGCAAGCAGAAGTAGAACTTCTTAAGTCTTCAAAGGTCGATGTCGACACAGTAAAGGATTCATTTGCAGCAGTTGCAAAAGATATTGCAGCAGTGTCAAGTGAATTTAATGAATTTGGAAAACGAGTAGACGCTGTGGAAGCAGACACCGCATTCCGAAAGTCTGGAGATATCGGCGATATCTTCCAGTCTCAACCTGAAATGGTTGAAAAATCCCTATGGGGCGGTAGTTTCCTCAAAACAGCCGATCTATTCAAATGAACAAATCACTAGGAGGTGACAATATGTCAGAAGAAATAATCAAAAACCAGCCAGGCGCTGAAGCAAATCTAGGAGGAGAAACTCCAGGTCTGTATCAGGGTCAAGGTGCTTTCGCATCAGGTGGAATTGGTGGAGTAGCAAACCCAGGTGCAAATACACTTGGAAACATTCCAACAGCAACTCTTGGATCTACAAGCGGAGCAAACGCTGTTAACCCTAGTGGTTCAGCGGCTTCTGGAATTTTGCGCCCTGAGCAGGCACGTCGTTTTATCGACTATGTTTGGGACGCTACAGTATTAGCAAAGGATGGCCGTCGTGTAACAATGAAGGCTAATTCAATGGAACTTGAGAAGGTAAACGTCGGTGAGCGTGTAATCCGTGCAGCAGCACAAGCAATTGGTAACTACACAAACACAGGTGCAACATTCTCTAAGGTCGAACTTACTACCAAGAAGATTCGTCTTGATTGGGAAGTAACAGCAGAATCATTGGAAGATGGTGTAGAAGGTGACGCTCTAGAAGATCACTTAGTACGCTTGATGACAAACGCATTCGCAAACGATATCGAAGATCTCGCTATCAATGGTGATGGTTCAACAGGAGCATTCTTGTCAATCATGCCAGGCTTTATCAACAAGGTAAAGACAAACGGAGATGCACATGAGTCAGTTGTAACCGTAGCAGATAATGCTTGGACACCTGATGTAATGCAGGGCATCATCAATGCAATGCCACGTAAGTACCGTGCACTTAAGAACAATCTTAAGTTCTACGCAGGTACAGACGCATTCGGTGGAATCGTTAAGAACAACGGTACACTTGCTGATGCAGTTGCAGAAGCATTCGCAGGCCAAATGCCAGGATCAACCCAGGCAAACCGCCAATCATACCTTGATGGTATCGGACAGACATTCGGTGGAGCACGTACAACTCGTGTTCTCGGAATCGAAGTTCAGGAAGTTCCTTACTACCCAGCAGGCTATATCGACTTGACATTCCCTGCAAACCGTGTATGGGGATTCCAGCGTGATATCACAGTAAACCGTGAATACGTAGCAAAGAAGGACACAATTGAATACACAGTATTCGTCCGCTTTGGTATTCAGTGGGAAGAAGAGGATGCAATTGCATTCGCTGACGCTGCTGCAGATGCATAATCTGTAAACAGTACCTTTAATGGGGGGCGGGAGTTCACTCTCCTGTCCCCCTTAATACTTTAATGATATAATACAAACAAGGAGGATACAATGGAAAATAATGATAACGAAATGAGATCAATACATGATTATGTAGAAGATCCAGTAGCAGAGCCAGTAGCAGAGCCAGTAGCAGAGCCAGTAGCAGAGCCAGTCGTTGAGCCAGTAGTTGAGGTAGCAGTCGAGTCACCAGTTGTCGAAGCACCACCAGCAGAAGAGCCAGTTCAATCACTAGGATTTACAGAAACAGGTGCTATTGGATCAATGGCAGCAGATGGTCCAAAGAAAGATATTAAGCCAGCAAAAGATCTTGGAGACAAGGTTGCTATCTACTCAACAAGCAATGTTCGTTGGGAAGAAGCAAATGGAGCAATCTACAAGGGTGTTAATATTGTAACAAAAGACCAAGCAGACAAGTGGCTAACTCGTTCACATGTTCGCATCGCAACACCCGAAGAAGTCCAAAAGGTTTTAGGGTAATTTAGCATGGAGATATTGAGAGTTTCGCCATATGCAGAAGTACCTGCTAATTTTGTAATTCCTGCGGGGATTGTAGATGCAGATATAACTGTTACCATAACGGATATGGCGGACCTTTCAATTTCAACATCAACCTTTACAGAATCTTCTTCTGGAGAAATATTAGAAATTTCTTTGCCAGGAAAGTACGACTCATCATACAGAGTTGAGATTGTTAAAGATCTTGGCACATCAGATGAACAAATTTTACAAGACGAAACATATGAAATAGTTAGGCCATATGTGGACCCATCAACAAAAGCAACAACAGCAAGCGATATAGCAGCCTACGCTATTAATGAAGAAATTGCAAGAGCGGTAATCGACTCAGTTGTTCCAGATGGATTCTATTATAAGAAAAAGGTTCTAAAGTTTGAGGGAAGTGGATCTGATTACTTGCCAATTTGGGATGATGTAAAAAAGGTCTTGGCTGTTTATGAAAACAATATGTTGGTAGAGGATAGGCAGTATGAAGTTAGTCCAGATAAAACAGCAATCATTGAAAAGTCAACAGACAACATTAACCGTGCAGAATCTGCACCACTAGTATTACCAGCAGCAGCATCAGACTCTCTAGATCCTCAATTCATATACAGAGGTTTTGGAAAGACCTGGGACTACAGAATAGTTGTAGAGCACGGATACACAGCGGTTCCATCTGACATAGTCAGAGCAACAGAGATGCTTATTCATGACATCGAGTGCGGTAAACTAGATTATTACAAGAGATTTATTTCTTCTTATAACACAGATCAATACAGAATTCAGTTTGATAAGGGTCTTTTCGAAGGAACAGGAAATATAATTATAGACAAGATACTTTCAAAGTATACTAAGTCTATTACAAAAATTGGGGTGTTGTAATGACAGTTTGTGAAACACCAGATTTTATGTTCCCAATGCAGGCATCGGTTTATCATCCAATTGTAGAGCAAGGAGACTTTGGTGCTATTAAGAAGCAATGGATTTTGGATAGAACATTTGCTTGTACATTTTCGTCAGGTGGTTCTGCATTTAAAGAAGAAGTAAAGCCAAACGTAAATATAACTCAGAATTCAATCCTTGTAGGAAGAACAAAGTCAGACCTTAGAATATCTTCTCGTGACAACAAAAACTCACTAACAAATATATTAATAACAGATATCAGAGACCAAGAAGGAAATCTTGTTTATATGGAAACTTCAGGTCCAAGGTCTGGTAAGGGCACTCTATTTGAGATAGCGACATACGAGCCTTTTGTAGGCCCCTTTGGAGTAGTTGAGTCATACAAAGTAATAATTAGAAGATCAGAAAATCAAACAGGTGATGTATGAGAGCAGTATTTAGTTCTAATCAATTTAAGAAAGAAATGAACAACATCATAGATTATTCTGTTGGCTTTTTAGAAGGAGTACAAAAAGGAAAAACAGTATTCTTAAAAACAGTCGGAATGGAAACTGTTGAAGTAATGAAGCAGTTCATCGACTCAAATGCAAGAGTTAATCCAGACATGCTTCATCACATATATGAGTGGAATCAAACTGGTAGTCCAAGTGCAAGACTTTATGACATTTCCTACACAACAAGCAATCTTGGTTTATCATTTAGATCATCGTTTAGCCAATCTACATCTATTAAAAATGGCTCAAGAACTCCGTTCTACGATAAAGCCAGAATTATGGAAGAAGGTATTCCAGTAACCATTAGGCCAAGAGTTGCTCAAGCCTTAGCGTTTGAAGAAAATGGAGAAATGGTTTTTACAAAAAATGAAGTAAAGGTTGATAATCCTGGAGGAACAGAAGTTCAGGGTGGTTTTGAAAAGGTTTTTGACATGTTCTTTAATAGATATTTTTCTCAAGCATTCTTGAGAGTAAGCGGTGTTGCACAGTATCTTGAAAATCCTGTTCTCTATAAAAAGGATATGCAGGCAGGCAAGAAGTTGGGCAAGGCAAAGGGTGTCTCAACTGGATATCGCTGGATTGCTAATGCAGGAGTGGGTGCATAATGTCAGTAGTTATTGATCACCCGCCATCATTTATTAATGCATTTCTACAACAAAAACTTGGACCAGATTTTGGTGCAATCCCAATGTTTCCAACAGTGCCAACAGACATGGCTTCATTAGCACAAGGTTTTACTATAGATGATCTAACAGAGGGCACACTGTTTTCCTTTAATGGCAATGCTGCAATATATGACAGAATGTTTAAGATGAGAAGAATGCCATTTCCTCACATTAAATGTGAACAACTACTTTATTACTTTAATGCGCTAGAAGAAAATGCTGTCCCAAACTTAATTAGAATAACTCAAAGA